ACTATTAGTAGTGCCACTGATTACACCGACTCTCCTATTGGATTTGATTTCAATTATCACACTATTTCATCTATGGTTGAGTTTCCGGTATTAAGTTCAGTTGATACTAAGGATGGTATAACTCAATATGAAATAGGCTATGTATCTCCTATTGTAGCGGGGAGAATAGAAACAGATAACCTGTTAGATACCTTTATTGAATCTACTGACACAGCACAAGCAAGTAGAAAGAATAGTAATATATATTTAATCAACGGACAAGGTATGCCTCTTGGGGGTTTCTTACACTTACTTGACGGAATGCTTGATAGCGATTTATCACCAAAGACATTTAATAACATATTTGAAGATGACCCTACATTAGGTTCAACTGTTAATAGTCAATATGCTTTGAGATTTAACACACCTATTTGGCGTTACGTAAATAAATGTATTGGTAGATTAGGGCGGAGACTTTATACCAATATGACAAGTAGTACTAATGCCCCTTACTCATACAATGATTACTATGAAAAAGAGAGTAATTATAATTTTTACGCATCGGGTTATAAAGCAAATGTGGGTAGAATACCTACGGCTGATGAACATAAAGATGACTCACTTTTATACAGATTAGAATTACCAACAGAAAGTAGTGGACTTTTCCCAGTAGTAGGTGCAAGAACTTACGATATTACTCGTTATCCTGATAATTTTAATACATCAATTCACCATTATGGGAGAAGATTAGAAACTGATAATAACTCAATTAATATTACTGAGAAGTATAAAGCAATGTATGAGTTATATGATAATTATTCAGGTCCACTACATCTGTTTTCGGTAGGAGATATTTACCCCGAAAGTAAAAAGAACCCAAATAATATAGGATTTACAGATGGAAATTATAGTAGAAATATAGAAGACTACGGAGTTGTTTTTAAAGGAGAACCTAAAGGAATTGAAACTTCTATTAATCATACTAATTGGTCTGGTTCAAGTGTTATAAAAAACAGATTAGATGGGGATTACTTTTACCAAACTATACAATCTTCAAAAGGTGATTTAAGGAGAATGAATCTCGTTAGACTGACTGATGTTACTTATGACATGATGATGAATGAAGTGGACTATGAAAGTTATAAACATGATAATATGGGAGGGCTTCAAACACATTCGATAATGGAGGGACAATTAGGTAATAGTCAATTAGTTAAAAGTTTCCCTGAATCAGGTTTTAGTCCAATAGACATTACACTCACTTCTAATATTTCAACAGGTTCTACTATCGCAGTAAATGATGATTCATGGTATGATTCTGCTTATATTTTTAATCTATATACAGACCCATATACTGATTATTCAAGGGACCACGTATTTAATAGAAATGAATACGGAGTCTCTTTATGGATAGGAAAGGTTGCGAGTGTAAGTTCCAATACAATAACTTTAGCAACTTCAATGGGTAGCGCACATACGGGTGTAGGTTATACTTCTGGTTCTAAAATATATGTAACAGTTAAGTTAGCCGCAGAAACTGGCGAGTTATACAGCGCACAAATCTTAGGAAATAACCCTAACCAGTTTCCCATAGTCTATCAAACAGAAGTAGATAATGGAGATGGAGAGTTAAACCATAACTATAACAAGACTATGGCTTTGGTTAATGTCGGTGATGGTAATACGAGCCTTTCCCGAATGGAAAATGGAAGTGGAGATGAAATTGTATCAGCAAATAGATTCCCTCTTAATGTTGATACAACTGCTACTGCTGGAACTTTACACGATGTTAGTGGTATAGTTCAACTTCCTTATATTATAGGTAACGCTACTGATGGAAACCAATTTAATAGTAATGCACCTTATGACCATAGCGAACATACAGGCCCTTCATCCGAAAACGGTGATGATGACGACAAACACATGTTTAGATGGAACTTTAATGCTAATTTTAATGGTAATGTAATTACAATAGCAAACGGAAAGGCTTTACAGTTTTTTAACAGTAACGGTACGGGTGCAATGTTTATGAAAGTAATAAAAACATCTTACTATAACACTGATGGTTTTACAACTACGGATAGAAATAATATTTTTTCATTAACGGTAGGTTCAGATAGCAGTTATAGTGATGATGAATTAAGATTAACAGGAATTACAGACACACAGTTAACCTTTTCTACCCATCCAACTAATGCAGTAAGTCCGGGTTGGACCAATTCAGATGAAACTAACTGTACTTTACTTATCAATACTCAAAATTATTCGACCGGAAGTGATTCTATTCCGTGGGGTACTGAAAACTATGTTCTTACCAAGACAAAAACAATGCAATCAGTTGAAAGACTTTTCCCTATGAGAGCAATTCAAGATAGTAAAGCAGGATTAGGGTTTGCATTTAAAAATATGCACCCCGTTGTTATGGATATACCTTCCTATGGCGGTAATACAGGTTCAGAAAAATTAGGTTCTGGTGCTGACTGTTTGGTAACGGGTTCTATATATACAAGAGAACCCTCACAAATAAAACATTTTGATATACAAGTAGGGGGGAATAAACACGATGGTAACACATATGATGTAGACGGAGTAAGAGTAATATTACATGGTTCTACTTCAGCAGGTGATACTCCCGTAGATGGACTTTTTGAAGATAATGTGGGAGGAACTGATTTTGCTGGAGTAAGACCAGTGGAACTTCTATTCAAACCTTTTATAGATGTATCTGACTTTACAGTAGTAACCCATGCTACTGATGTTAGTTTAAAACCTAGCGAGAAAATTTTAGTCACTACTATGAATACCGACCACCTTAAACAGGGTTCTACTTCTGCCGCTAACGAATGGTTATGTTATTCTAATAATCTTACTGGTTATTACTTATATGGAAGTGATGGTTACAACACTTCAGTAAAAAGATTGTATAAGATTATCTCTCATACTGTTGCTAAAAAAGCAACCACATTTAAACATTATTTAAAGATAGATAATGCACCACTTGTACCGCTTGGTGATTTAACATTGATGAAAATAAACCAAACCTGCACATACGATTATTCACCAAAGGCGATACATTTAAATCAACCTTCATATACATATACTAAAAAACCCGGCTCGGATAAAATGACAGATTTTATAGCAAGTGAAAAAATAGTAAGGGGAAAACCAAACGGGGTAGGAAAATGGCAAGAGGGAGTTAAGACAGGTGGAGTAATGTCAATGTATTCTATTATTGAACCGGATGGTGGAAGTGATAGTTCTATTGTATGGTCTTGTATTGTTACTAATAATGATGCTACTGTAACTCATAATGCACAAAGTAAAATAATGGTAGGTTCACGAGTTTCAGGAACTGGCATTCCCGTTGGTGCTACGGTTGCTTCACTTAATAGTACTACTTCTTTTGAATTAAGTGCAGTAGCAACTTCTGGGGAGTCAGGTTTTAGAGCATTAACCTTTGAAGGAGATAACTATTTAATCCCTCGTGAACCAAGGGAAATATCATTTACAAATAGTTTTCCAGTAAGTAGTAATGAGTATTCGGTTCACATTACAGATGGAATTAATTCATTTAATACATCTCTAAGCGTTTCTTCTAATCTATTAGTAGACCCCTCGGAGGGACCAACGATTAACGAGGTAAGTAACAAAATTTTAACCTTCGCAGATATGAAAGAAACGAAAGGGACTCCTTCTATTGGTAGTGTATTTACTATTAACACTGTACAGAACCCAGACTTCAAACCTAAATCAATTAGTATATGTTCACCTTTTAAGGTTGTAAGAGAAGCAGAAGAAATTGCTGACGACATTTTATCTAAGGCAGGGTTAACTTATAATAAGTCTACTTCAGAAGACAATTATTATTTAGCCTCTAACTTTACAGGACAAAATGCACTTTCAGCAATTAACAGTGCCTTATCTTACAAAGATTTAAAACTAAGAGTATCGGGCGAATCAATGCAAATTGTAAGCGATGAAGATGAAAAAGATTATAGAGAGATAGTATTTTCAGAAACCAGTAACGACTATAATATTTTAGGTATCAAAAGAGATAGAACGCTTTACGATAAATACAATAAGGTGGTAGTTTTTGGAGATGGCGTAAAAGGAATTGCTATAAATCACAGAGATGTTAAGAAACTCAATAGGGAATATGTTAAAGAAATATATGATTATTCAATTGTAGATTCAAAACAGGTAGATGAAAAGGCTGTTAAATTACTAAATCTATATACTTCGTTATTAGATGCGGTTGAAATTGAAGTTGGGAATAAAATACCATTTTTAGAACCCGGTCAAATAGTTACATTAAGTTATCCAAGTGAAGGTATTCTTACAAATGATTACCTTGTCATTGAAGTTAATAAAGAAATAGGTTATCCTATTAAAATATTACTTGGGCAATACAATCGAGATTTAGCCAATACATTTTCAATGTTATTAACTGAAACTCGCAACTTACAAGGTA